CTGTTGAGTATCTTCCTACTGGAATTATGCCGCCACTGTACCTACCAAAATATTCATCTGGGTCACCAAAAATATTAGTTATACCGCCACTCCTACCAGTTTCAGTTTGAGCAGCTGTTGAGTATTCTGGTATTCTACCAAAATATTCATCTGGGTCGCCAAACCTATCTGTTATAAATCTAGACCTTCCTGTTGAAGTAAGTCTATCTAATGCTGCCTCTACTTGTGAAGTATCTGCAGTGAATACAATAGGTTTAGTAGCAATTTCTTTTATAAAAGCTTCATAATCGCTATTCATAATAGATAATTCACTTTCATATGCTGCTCTACTTTTTTCCATTTCTACTAAAACAGCTTGAGTAATCTCTGCTGGGATACCAATTGAGTCTGCTAGTTCTTTTATCATTCCCTGCATATTTGGATACATAATCATTAACTCGTGAAGTTTTTGTTTGTTCTTATCTGCTTCTATTTGAGCAGCAGCAAAAGCTTCGGCAACATTATTTTGTGCTATAGCTACTTCGTTTGAAAAGTTAGCTAAGTCTTTTTCTTTATCTACAACATTTTGCATAGCATCAAGTACTTCTGGAGATACTGATTCTATTCTTGCTTCATAAGAAACTTTTTGTGCCTCAGCTATTTCTTTTTGTAGCTCTAATATTTTTCTTTCTGTATCAGATAATGGATTTTTTAATTCATCTAATTCTTCTTTTGCAGCATCTAAATCTAATTGCTCTGCAACACCTTGTTCCACAGCTAACTCTAAGAACTTAACTTCTTTTTCTTTATCTCTAATTCTTTTAGCTTCACGAGCAGTCATTTGTTGTGACAATTTATCACGCATTCTGTCAATGTTTAGAGTCATTTGTAAAAGTTTTAATTGCTCATTAGATGTAATAACACCTTCTGCACCATATTCAGCTATAGCCTCTTCAAATGCTAATTGTGCTTCTTTAGCTTCCATTCTTCTTATATCAATTTGGCTTATTGTTATACCTTGATAGACTAAATCTTCAGTCAATGAAGCTAATTTTTGTTGAGCATCAGCAATCGCTTCAGCTGCAGCTTTAGAAGATTTTTGCATTGATACTATTTGCGTTAGTATTTCTAGTTCTTCAGCTCTTTGAGATATAGACACTTCTGTGAATACATTAGATAAAGATTTTAATGCAGTTTCATCTTCTATACCATCAGTAAGTGAATTTATAATTGTTTGCAATCCTTCATCTGTTACATTTGCAAATTCTTGATATCCATCTTTAGTTGATATTAAATAGTTTTCCATATCTTGTAATTCAGAATTGCTATTTTGCAACTGAGCTGTTAAATATGCTATACGCTCTCCAGGAGCCATTTCAGATGCAGCTTTTGCTATTGCTGGGAAGCCTTTAGATGTCATTTCTGCCATTAAAAAGTTACCTGCTATCATTCTGTCATTCATTTTTTCAAATCCAGCAACGATACTGTCACCAGACATTATATCTATAGCATCTATTTTGTCTAATTCAACTATTAAGTTTGTAGCTTGTTCTGCAGCATCTAGAAAACTATCTGCTAATTCTTGCATAGCCGCAGAGTTGTCTTTTGTTACCTCAGAAGCGCCTACAAGAGATTGAATTTCTTGCTGTATGACATCATTATATAGCTTTGTACCTTTTTGTAAATCGTCTACCTTAATTGCTGCTTGACCAGTTAATTCATTAGCATCATTATAAGCATCTACCATTCTTTGCAATGTTTCAATTCTGACTTCTTCCGACATATTATTTTTTCCGATAGCTATTTGTATATCTGCTAATTGCATTGCATATTTTTGAAGTACTTTCATTTCTTCTGGAAAATCTTCTGCTATAAACCCTTGACCGTCAATACCTCTACCAACTTCTGTTCTTATTTCTGCAAATATTTGTCTTACTCTTTGAAGTGAATTATTACCAGCTGCTTCTCCAACCATTACAGCTTCAAAAAATGCACCAATTCCTTTATCATATAGAGCGATTGCATCTTCTTCAGATATTGAAAGTGCTTCAGCTATTTGTGCATTAAAATCTATTCCCAAATCATCATTACTCAATTTAGAAAGAGCACCGAATAAATCTTTATAACTATCCATTAACTCATCAGCTTCTGCGTCAGAAAGTTTAAAATCTGCAGCTCTAAAGAATGTTTGTACCTGTGTTCTTTCTACATCAGTAAGTATTTCTTGAAGTCTTTCCACTTCTGCTTCTGCTTGTTCAACAGCAGCAGATGTACCACCATTTGCTCTAGATTGAGCTTTTTCTAATTTTTCAGTTGCTTCAGCTAATTTAATAGTAAGAGCTTCTTGTACACTTGTTATTTCTATAAATCTTCTACTTGTAGCTAATGTATTTTCTTGCCTTTTCCTATATACTGCATAAGCTATTCCGCCTGCAATAAGAGCTAAATTAAATCCTAATAATATTTTTCTAAATTTCATCATACTTTGCTGAGCTTGTAATAACTGTTCTTTTGTAAGCCCACCTAATTGGTCTGAGTATTCTTTAAAATTAGCTGCTACTTGACCTACTGCTACACCTGTTAATTTTTGTACATTCCTAAACATCATTAATCCAGGTAAAGCTTTACCAATAATTCCGCCAACAGCTCCTATTACTGCTACAAATCCTACTAATGTACTAGTAAGTCCTTTAACGCTGTCTGAGTTAGAATCCATAGCTTTAAATAAAGTTGTTAATGTTGTTACCATGCTTTTAGCAATAGGTAAGAAAGCTGTACCCATTTCAATTCTTAATTCTTGAAATGCATTGCCTAAAAGTTTTGTTTGAGATTTGAAAGTCTCGAATCTTTTATTGGCTTCATCATTTAAAGCTATATTTGCGGCATAAGCAGTATTAGCTACTACTAATGATTCTGTAACTAAGTCACCAGCTTCTGCAAGTGATAATAATGCTCTAATAGTTCTTTGTTGTTTTAATCCTAAATCCTCAAGAACTTGGATAACATTTCCACCTTGATTAGATATATCTTGTAATCCTTGTAAGAAAAGATTAAACGCACTAGCGGCATCTGTTTCTGCTAATTCTGCAAAACCATCTCCTGCAACCTTATTGAATGTTTCTAAAGCAGAACCACCTGTTGTAGCAGCTACTCTAATTTGTTGAAATACACGAGATACTGCTGTACCACCAGCTTGTGATTGAACACCAACTGCTTGAAGTGCTGTCGCAATACCTAATACATCTTGTGCAGTAGCACCTGCAATTTTACCACCTGCTGCAAGTCTAAGAGCTGTATTTAGAATTTCATCTTCAAGTGCTGCGAAGTTGTTACCTAAATCAACTAATGTAGAAGCTAAGTTGTCAAAATCATTTTCAGATAATTGAAATATTTCTCTAAGTCTTGCTAAACCTAATGCTGCTGACTCTGTAGATAATCTAGTTGCAACTCCTAACTTAGCAATTGTATCTATAAATCTTGCAAGACCAGCTGCAGAAATACCTAACTGACCACCAATTTCACCAATTGCATTTAACTGGCTTGTTGCAACAGGAATATCAACAGCCATTTTTCTAATGTTGCCAGCTAATTTTTCAAATTCTACATCAGTAGCATTTACTGTCTTTTTAATACCGGCAAATGAATCTTCAAATTTAGAAGCAGCACCAACAGTTGCTATCATAGCGGCTGCTGTTCCAGCTACACCTGCTAATACAACACCTATCCCAGCTGTTGCAGCTGTAGACATTGAAGCGACTTTTGCACCAAGACCTGCAACCATTTTTTCTGTTTGAGTAACAGCTTGTTTTTGTGCTTCATCAACAGTAACCTTGAGACCAACGCGAATATCGTCCATTGACGCCATTATTTAGCTCCTCCAGCTATACCTAAAAATTCATCTAAACTAATTTTTTCTCTAGGTTTTCTGTCTCTATTATGTTGTTTGCGAAGTGCCATTTTTGCCCTATAACTATCAGAATTTTGCTTCTTTATAATAGTTCCATCTTCCAAAACATCTAATTGTTCATTAGACATTACCTTCATGAAACTTGATTCTTCTATTGGCATGTATACCAATAAACGAAGAAATCTTTTGTACTCTTCTTGATGAGGATTACTGATATTATAGAATCTTTGAAAATCTGCTTCTATGGCCCCCCAATGGGTTATTACATCCATAAAGGACCATTTTATTTTGGGGAGTCTTCGTCCCCTTCAGTACCTTCTGCAGATTCTTGTGGAAGTGTTAGCCCGTAAGCTTCCATCAACCAATTCAACAAATCATTCATCTGTTCCCAAGACATTCCGTTTTCTAGCATTTCTTCTAGTTTGTCTTGTCCTACTAATGATGCAATCCATTGAGGAACAGCTTCAAAAGGAACTTCTGCTCCATCTTCAGCAATTCTCATTTGTTGAAGTACTGCTCGTGCAGGTAAAGTAGCTGGCAATTTATATGTCTTTCCAGCTACTTTAATCTGCAACTCTTCTTTTTTGTCGGCTTCGAGAGCCTCGTCAAAGTCTTTAAACTTTACCACTTTATATTCTCCAATCTAATTATTTTAGTTAATATCTAACTCGTCAGTATCGTTAGTGTTATCTATTACTCTGAACAAGTAGTATGCACCGCCAGAGCTACCAACATTTAAAGTTGAATCTGGAACGAGAAGTTTAAATTCTGTTGCCAAACTAACTTTTGCTGGAGCCTTTTGGTGACTCATTGCGAAAGAACCGACATTCACTGCTCTAGGAATGTGGAACTGTCTGTCCGCACCAGCTGGACCATCTGTGTGTAATACCATCGCATATTCTGTGAAAGTATCTGACAATGGTGGAATATATGAATCATATCCAGTATCAAAATCGTCCCCAGATGTTTGTGTTGTTGTAGCAGTAATTGTATCTTCTGCTTTAACACCGCCACCCATAGCGATTTGTAATTTGTCAATACCAGCTTGTGATAGTTCACCAGTTAGTCTTACTTCTTGTGCTGACTTAAGAGTCTTGATAGGGTCTACTTCTTCAGCAACCATAACATCTTCAAAAGTTTTATCAACTTCTAAAGTCCAGCCATCTTCAGAATAACCAACTTCTGAGAATGGAACTGAAAGTGTTGTAGGGTTTTCCCATGCGCCGCTGTTATCGGCTGGGAATACTAAAGAACTTGTAGTTCTATCTGCATAATAGAGAACACCTGTACCTATTAATACTTCAGATATTGTTCCTGTTGTATTAAAGCTCATTTGTTATCTCCTAACATATCTTATACTTATACTTATCAGCTGAGCTCAGCCGACTTTTTCAAGTCGATTTCAGCTTTGCCGGTTATTCTTCTTCAGCAATAAAGAAGTCTTCCACTACCTCTTCAACAGATTCCTTGTCGTCCTCTGATGGAGAGTCGTCTAGTTCTTCCTCAATATCAGCTATTAAAACAGAAATTTTTTGTTTTCCCTGTTTATATGTAGCTTCTTTAAGGCGCTCCCAGACGGCCATGTCTATCTCAGCCCACCCCTTGTGACTAAAGACTGTCCCTGTTACGGTATCTCGAACAGTTGTCTTCTCTAGCAACAAAGGATTAATTTTAACTTTTATCTTCTTCATATCAATCTAGTCCTCGATAATTCATTATTAATGATAGCTGATAATGTCCCAAACCGGTTTCAGTCTCTTCCACTCGGATTGGTAATTCAACTACTTCAAAACTGTATATAACAGCAGCTGTTGCACTAGTTGGAGTAACAACACGAGTTGTTCCAGTCTTTAATGCAGCTTCTGCTACTCCATTTGCTAACTGTAAAGCTGTAGCATAATCTGGTTGAGATGATGAACCACCACCCCATTTACCAGCAAATGCATTAACTTGTAAAGCAACTGATGATACAAATGCTTCGCTTCGTGGTGTCATCATAGTCCCACCATTAGAAAAAAATGTTAAGAAAGGTAATGTCGCATTACGAGGTAATCTTGTTGCTACTCTAGTGCTACAAACATCAGTAATATCTGCATTATTTACAGCCCACTCACGAAATATTATTTCCGCATCTGGTGCAAATTTCTGTGCTTGGTCTGGCTGAGAGCCTGTTGCTTTTATACCCATGATGATTTATTATACATCTAAATATTAAGACAAGAGGTCATCTATTTCGTTAATATCTATTCCAGATACTAATTCTTGTGCTAGTCTGTACATATTTCTATTAGCTTTATTACCACCACTCGAATATGATTTTCTAGGTGCTCTACTTTTACCTGCATCACTACGCTTCTTAGTTAGTCTTACAACAGTACTATCACCTTTTTTCCTAGTACTTATTGTGTAAACATTTTCTAGTATTTGATTAAATCTTTCTCTATCTGAGATATTAGTTGAGAATTTAGAAGCGGAACTAAATGCATGATATGTTTGTGAAGAAACAGATAAATTACCACCATCAAACCTGTCATCTCCACCAGTTGTATAGTTTGCTATAGTTCTACCCATAGGACCCTCATTGCTTCCTCTTGTTAATATTTCATCAAACTTAGGTTGTACAGCAGACCTATCTCCACCTCCTTTAATATATTCACTAGAAAGTTCTTTTAATTGCTTTTTGCTGTAATTCGCACTATTAGGAACAGTAATCGTAAAGTTAATTTCTTCTGGTACTAATTTAACTCCTATGGCTTTGGCTAATTCTGGAGAGTAAAAGTTGCCGTGTGCATTATTAACAACAACTCCAGGTATTTTAGACTCCATTTTTGATAGCATTACAGAACCTCTAGCAGCTTTATCAAGTCTGTATTGTTGAGTTATAGCACTTGCTTTTTTAGAAGATGGCATAAAGGATTGTTCACTTTTAGCAATTTTATCAATACCACCTCGTTTTTTTGCTAATGCTTTCCATTTGCTGTATCTTCTAGTTGAAGCAGTAGCATCTTTTTTAACCGACATACTTGCTGCATCTTTAAATATTTTAATTGATGTTTCCACAGCTCTGTTGATAAAAAATGAAGGTTGAATATATTTTTCATTTAATTTATCTTTACCTTGTTGATAATCTCTTCTGCCTTTCTTAGCATTCCAATTAGACCTTGTATAATAAGGCAATTTACCACCATATTCTACAGCATGTATCCAAGGAAAATGTGGAGAACCACCGACAGCTATAGCTCCATAAAGCAAAGCATCTCTCGTTTTTGAAGGATGAATTGGAGTTTGTTCAATAGATTTTAATAAGAAGGCTCTTGCTTGTCCTGGTTTACTAAATCCAAAAATATCTCTTCTCGGAGTATTTTTTATTCTATAGCCACCACCATCAACAAACCAGTTTTCACCAGTTGTTCTCATCATTACATCTTCTTTTAATTCTTCTGCTCTGTATTTGGCATTTGTAGCTTCATTAAAGCCAATAAGATATTGGCCAGAGGAAACATCTGGCGCATAAGCTCTCATTGTATTTTCCATCATACTAAGCAAATATTGTGATTTTTGACCGATAGTCATTCGCTGTAATCTACTATTTACTTGAGGTCCATTGGTAGATATAATTGAAGATATAACAGTTCTTGTTTTGTTATGCAGTCCTCTTATAAATTTTGTATTGTTTAATGCACCAGCAACTTCTTTACGAGCAAAACGGCCTAATACAGGTCCTAAAAATTGTGGAACAACTGACTGTACTGCTTTACCAGTTATATAACCAGTTGCAAGAGAAGCACCTCTAGCAGATAATCCAGCTGCACCTTTAAATCTTCCTGTAAAACCTGCTTTAGCTGTATTAGTAGCACGAGCAATAGGATAACCTACTTTACGCATTTTATTTATTCTTTGACTTTGCGCTACTGCATTAATATCACCAAGAACACTGAGGCCTTTATATATTTTAGTTTGCCATCTACCAATTCTCTTATTAACTTTAGTTTTAGAAGCAGCGCCTGCTCCTTTTACTTTAACCTTATTTTCGGCCATGGCTAACTATATACTAAAGTAGTGAGAGCTTTATATGATTCGTTACCGTATCTATCTAATACTGGTCTTACAATTGCAATTTCGTGATATGTAGAACCTCTAACTAATCTATCTCCCGGGACAACATCAACTCCACTTTCAATATATACAATAAATGTTTCGACAGTAGTATTTCTTCCATCTCTGTCTTCTTCTGCACCTTGTGATTCAAATTTAGCTTTTACATCAGTAGAAGAGTTTGCCCAATTATCACTAGGCAACCCTCTCTCATCTACAGTAGTATCTGATACTCTTTGAATTGAACAGGTCTCTGAATATAATCTATCTCTAACAGGCATGTTTGTATTTTACAATAAGAATTTATAAAAATTGGTTTAACATATCACCCATCAAAACTTCTTTATAAATATTGCTATATAGCAAATTGTTTTTTCCAAGTAAGTGGGGATTGTTCCCTATTTGTGCGTTAAAATCTTTTATTATAGTTATAAGGTCTGGAAGAATTAATTCATATAAATTAAGTATTTTGGAAAAATCTTTTGACCATATTGCTTTAGCGTCAGAGTTGAATATCACAAAATTCCTTAACGCAGCAAGAAGAATACAAATTACTGACTCGTGTAATTTATAATCAGCTTTTTTACTTATCATTGGAAACTCATAACCTTTTTGCTTGTAAATATAAGTTATACCAAGACTTCCAATACTACCCTGTTTAGATGGCCAAACTTCTTGTGATTTATATTGTATATAATCATGTAAATAAAGTATGTCTTTAACAATATTTTTGTATTTAATAAATGACTCTGGATTATCTCTGTACAGTTCAAATACTCTTTCTTTATTTGAGTATGATATTGTTGGTTGATTATGAACATCAGCATCATAATTGTTTCTAAATAAATTTATATAAGATAAAACTGTAAGCATATCCATATCTTTGTATTCTGTATCTTTTAATACATCATTAATCCATTCAATTTCTGATATGTCTATGTCGTTAGATTGTTTATGTAGTGTTTTAGACAAACCATTAACTATTTCGTCTGATAGTTCTTTGTTACTGTTTATATATACAACAATTCTTACATAACTTTTTTTTGGAATATCTTCAATGCGAAGATTTTTAATAACATTGTATAAATTTGCACCATCAACAATTCCTTCTGTTGTTGTGTCTTTAAACATTAAAGTTATTTTATTTTCATCTATTTGTGCATTTTCAGTAAATATAGTTATACCCTGTGTTTTTAAATGCAGTGTTCCTTCTTCACCTCGTTGTTCTTTAATAGCATCTTGTAATTCTTTTTTTGCTAAATCATCTAAATCAATTATTTTACATTCTGGATGTATAGGTATATCTTGTTTCATTCCTGGCTTATCGAATATTAATTCTTTTATAGGAACAATTAAATAAACTATTTGAGATTTATGATTGACAGGGTCTCTATTTATTGAATAACTATCAAAAAATAAGAAGTATCTACCTTTTCCAGATTGTACTTCTTCCATTCCATTGTCAACTACCATCTAAATTTTTGTTTCTTTGCTTTTTCATATTGTCTAAATGATTTTTCAGATAAATCTTTAGGGTTTTTTTCCCAATCTACATCTACAGGTGTCTCAAACATAACATTCTTAGATATCTGTCTTTTACAAACGACATTATCTTTAGGACACAGTATTTCTGGGTCTTCACTAATTTTGTGTGTTATCTCATAATTTCTTTTACAAGATAAACATTTATAGTCATATCTTGGCATTTCTTCTTCTAATCTTTCTTTTTTGTTTTTTATGACACTCTTTACAAAACAATTTTAAACCGTCAGCTGAATTTGGATTTGTTGAAAATTCTTTAACTGATTTTTCTGATTTACAAGATATACAATTCTTTAATCTTTCACCTTCTTCTGGTGCATTCTCTTTTAAATGTATTAAACATACTTCACAAAACTTGGTATAACCATCTTGGTATTTTTGTGTTCTTTTAAAATCTTCTACTGGTTTCCATTCACGACAATATCTACACTCTTTTTCTATAGGGTCAGTAAGCATTTTAGAAGCTTGCTTTTGTGCTTCAATAACTTTTTCAGCTAAACCTTCTTCTTCTTCAATCCAGGTTGAAAATCTTTCATAACCAATAGGTTGCTCTTCGTAAGTTCTAGGAGTTGTAAGGCCACCTCTACCACTTCTTATAATATCTAATATAGCTTCTGCTACTTCTTCACTGTAGGCACCGCGTTGAGGAACACCAGATTGTATTCTTAGTTGACGAACTCTTTCATGAGTAACACCCCATTCGTCTGCCCATTCTTGCAGCATCTTATCGGGGTCTTGTGCAAATAATTCAGTTGCTTCCTCCAAAGATGGAGCTTTTCTGTGTACCATATCTTCCCTTTTATTTAATTATACAAAGAATCTGCTTCTAAAAGGTTGAAGCATCATCATCTCTGCATTAGTAAGAACAGGTGTTAAGTTTTGTACAATTACATCTCCAAATGCAACATCATAATCACCTATTCTTTCAGTTAAAGCAACATCAAAATTTGTGACAGAGGTGTTATCTGCTAAGTGAGATGAGACTTCACCTGTGTCTGATTTTGCTGATATCTGCAATGATGTCATTAACAATCTTGCAGATGCTCTAGCTGAACTAAATTTTATTTGTTCTGGAATGTCAGCAGATTGGTATCCACCAACATAAGTTACAGATATATTTTTGAATTTAATACCGGACCAACGAATACCGATTCTTCTAAGTCTTCCGTTGTCATAATAAACATAATCGTTTTCATTACCTTGTGTAAGTGTATTACCATCTTCAGTAACAGTAGTGATAGAAGCAATTGGAACATGTCTTAGAAATATATCTTGTTGTTCATTGCCATCGAATGTTTCTGTATATGTTGCTTGTTCAACATCATGACCTAGATAACGCTTAATAGCGGCGTCAACATATGGTATAAAAGTATTTGTAACTGAAGCTTCTACTGTAGAGTTTAAATCTATTTGTAGAAATTGCTCGACATCACTAACGCTACAAAGAGCCATTTAGGACTCCTTTATTTATCTTCTGATGGTTTGACAGCTTTGGTTTCGACTTTTTTCTTAGGAGCTGATTTTTTAGCAGGAGCTTTTTTAGCTGGAGCTTTCTTTTCAGAAGCATCTTTCCAACCTTGCTCTTTTAACCATTCTTTAGAAATTTCTCTACCTGCAACTGCTACTTTAGAAGCACCAGATTTAGGTAGTTCAGCTAAAGAACCCTCGAAGAAGGAACCATCCTTCATCTTCCAAATTGTCTTTTCTGGTTTAAATATATCTGACATAATGAAATCATTTTACCTTATAAAAAGAAGAAAGCCGGTTTAACCCGGCTCTCTTCAAATCGTTTACTAACGAATATTACATATTTGTTAGTTTATGGAAAGCTGCTTGCCTGTAAACAGGGAAACCAACTCGCATTGTAGCTCTGATAGCTAACTGATTCTTAATAAAGAAATCAGAGTGGCTGTCAGTTACAGCAAGTTCAATACCTTGTCTCATAACAACATTAGCTGCTTCACCACCACCGAATTTACCAACAAGAACAGTTCCTGCGGCAATTGCGGTTGTAGGAACGACTTTTAGTCCCCAGATTTGAGCTGAAGGACCAGCGCCCATTCCACCTGCTGCTATGAACAGAGGATTCTTTGCTGCGTATCCAGCAGTAGCATCTCCTGCAAAGTCAGCACCAACTGATGTAACAATGTCATTCCAGTCATTTGGATGCATAATAATTGCATCTGGCTCTGTGAAAGCATTTACTCTGATGTCAGTAATAGCACCATAAATAGCACCTAATTTACCGAGAGTTCCAGAGTAAGAACTAAAGTCAGTAGAACCGACTGAAGCTTTACCAGCATCTAAAATACCTTCTAAGTTTGGAGCTGTACCATCTCCGGAAAGGAGTTGGCTGTCCAAACGAAGACGAATCATTGTTTGAAGTCTGCTGTTCAAGTAACCTTGAATACCAGATTCATCTGCTAATAATTCATCTGTAACTGGGATAAATACACCCATTTTACGGATAGCTTCTGTTTGCTCTGTGAAAGCCAAAGCTGCTTCACCAACTGCAGAACCTTCTGCTGCTTCAGCTGCGTTATTTGTGAAGGTTGTTTCTTCCAAATAGCTGAATGCATTTTGGTCTGTGTTGATTACATCAAATAATGATATAACAGCGTTTGGGTCCCTAAGAGCGGTTTCCAAAATTCCAGGTTGTCTTAAGACCTCTGGTGGATAACCTGTGGTAGTTAAAGTTGTTTTTGTCTCAATTTTTGAGTCAATACCTTTAACTCCACCGCTTACATAATTTTTGTAAGCATCGGACTCTGTAAAGAGCTGCCCAACAGTTTTAACTTCTGCTTCGTTTGAAGCTAGTGGCATTTCTGCAACTGGCTTTGAATCTTCATCAAGAGCTTTCTCATTTTGAAGTTTTTTCTTCTCAATGGAAAGGTCTTCTACTAATTCAGCAAGTTCGTCATTTCTTGACTTGATTTCCTCTTTTTGTTCAGCGGAGTACTTGCCGTCTTCAGCGGATTCAAAAACAGATTTTAATTCTGCTCTTTTAGCAGCAATTTTGTCCATGAGTTCGTTTTGATTACTCATTCTTAGATTTCTCCAATCTATAATTGCTTATACTTCTTCTATTTCTTCTATTAAGGACTCAGCAATTAATTCCTGTGCCCTTGCCCACTCAGCATCAAATTCATCATCGTTATCGGATTCAGTGTTATCTTCTGGAGTATCTTCTTCAGCAACTTCATCTTCTGGTTCTTCAACAGCAGATTCCTCTACTGGTGCTTCTTCCTCAGTAACTTCTTCGACTTCTGTTTCAACATCAATAGTATCAGTTGAAGCCTCAGCTACCTCTTCTGTTTCAGCTGGTTCATCTTCCACAAGTTCTTCATCTACTTCTAACTCTAAAGCACCCTCGGTTCCGACATTTCCGATGAACTCATCAATCTCGGTCCAAGCATCGTTCAAGTCGTCTGCGACTGCACGAAGTGCTTCAGTGGCTTTAACGCCTAATTTCCTACCATCTTCACCACGGAGCATCGAAATAGCTTTTGCTCGGGCTACTAAGTCATCTAATGCGGCAAGCACATCTTTGACTTCTTCAGAGAAAGACTTGCTGTCTTCCTGTGAAACTTCTAAATCTTCTTCACTTTTCATTTCTTTTTTATCCTCTTCCATCTTCATGCAAGGACCACCATCGTGATACTTACAACCTTTCATTTCATCTTCATCATCTCCGTAACTTTTTTGACTGCAACCACAATTTGCACCACATCCAGATGATTGTTCTTCTTTATCATCACCTTTAACATCTGCAATTTCTTTTAATAACTCAGTATTAGATTTAATTGCTAATGTGTATGTGTCTTGATTAGCTCCAACTAGTACTGGAGAAACTTCATAAACAGTAAGGTCTTTTAGATATCTAGCATTAGTATCTTCGCCTTCTTTGTCTTTGGCTTTTGCATACTCAGAATCATTTACTTTATAGCCGAATGACCATTGTTGCATATCGCCCATGTTTTTAACTAGGTTATAAGCTTCTTTACCAGATTCAGTGTCCATAAAAAACTCACCCTTAAAAACTGCTTTGTCGTCATCTTGGTCAATTGTACCTTTTCCGATAGGCATATCCCATTTATGAGACCAAACCATAGGTACTTGATTATTTTTAAAACCGGATTTTACAGCTCCAGGCATTACTACATCTCCATCAGAATCTATAGAGTTGAATAAGCTGAATACTGCTTCTACTTTACCGCCCTCATCTTTGAGTTCGATATCTATATTTTTAGATTCGTTATTCATTTATAAATGTTCCTCGTATTTGATTGTACAATAAATATTCAAGATGCGCGCTTTTATACTATGTATTTTATACTATCTTTTTAGATTTCAGTGTTTATTCACATTACATATAATTTGACAAATAAAACAACATGTGTAATAATGATTATGTTATTACCTAGAGGAGGAAAATTGAACGACCAAGAACTTACTAAATATAAATTTAAAGAAACTTTTCAAGTAGAATTTGTTGTAGAGGCAACTACTTACGAAAAAGCAAAAGATATTTATAGTAAATTATTTGATAAAAATATACAGTTAGGATATGACACTTGGAAAGATAGAACTGGTAGAACTATAGAAGACAAAAGTTTTATAGGCGGAAAGTTTCATGTATCTGTAAAAGGACAAGAGTCAGACACAACTTTAATTGAAGAAATATGGGGAGAAGAAGAATAATGGAAGAAGAAATATTAACCGGTAAAGATTATGATGATTTTTGTGAAAATGGTGACTGGTTTATAGACGAGTCTTAATCTCTAAAATCTGAAATTATTCTCAATTTACTAATAGGCATTGTAACTCTTCTATCAGTTTTTTTATGGTCTCCATTATCTAAACGAGCCCATACTTGCATTGTTGCTTCGTCATCATTAACAGAAACTACAATACCATGAACAACTGATGGTGGGTCTGGTTCTTTATTGATAGACCAACTTACAGCTTGTCCAACTCTAACTGACTCTGCTTTAGTACCAGATTTCTTAGATGACAATGGATGTGAACTTGGAAGCAAGTCTTGGTCATAAGGTTTTCTTCTAAATTTACCTGTTCTTAACGCTCTCAAAAACCCGTTAACCCTGGCCATCGCCCACTGGTCAGCAGATGTAACATTACCTCTAACTGAACCTGGGTTAGTACGATAAGCACCAACTCCTCTGTTGAATACTGCTATAAGCATTCTTAGTGTTGCTCTATGTTTTGGGTTTTTAGAATTATGGTCTTCTACTTTTTTCTGTAAAGATTTTCTAACTCTATCAGATACTTGCTTCATCAAATATTCTTCAGCTATATCAATAGATTTTTTTCTTCGTTCCCTAATTACTTTTTTGTAATCATTAACAACTGACTTCATTTGTGAAACACCACCGGCTGTTACACCGCCCCATTTCATAACAGCAATTATGCCGTTAAGTCTGTTGTTTTTCTTATGACGATTCATAAAGCGTTCTCTTCTCTTAACCCAGTTAAGAACTGATTCACTTCTATCTCCACCTTTGTAAGCTGTCCATCTATTGAAAGCATCGTTACCAGTAAATGATGTTGGAGGATTACCACCGGTACCAGCTCTTCTCCAAATTTCTGGCCAGTTCTCTTTTAAGTCTTTAACATAAGCGTAGCTTGGAAATTGTGAGTGTTGTGAGTTAGATAAACTTATTTTTTGATTATCTCCACTCCTTGGAAAGTTTGTTATTTTATCCGGTGCTTTTTCTTCTGGACTATGTAATTTATCACCTTTTTCATACATTGCTTCTGCTTCCTCTAAAGAAACTTTAAGTTCTTCTATCTCTCCATCTTTTTTAGGTTTGTGGACCGCGTCTAAGTAATCTTGATGTGTAGCGCAAGCCATGTAAAATTTATCTCCGTCTACTTCAATGTAATGTGTACCTTCACAACCTAATTCTTTAGCTCTCTCTTGTGCTTCTTCAATAGTTGTGTAAGTATCTTTCATTAAAGCAGCTGGTTCTTTTTTATTATTTAAAAA